GAAATAACTGATAATTATAATAAGATACAACAAGAAGGTGGAAGTAGATCTGAATCGGCACAAGGATTAGCCGAGGCTATAGTAAAATACGCTGAAGATGCAGAATTACCAGCAGCTCCAACCGCCAAAGTCAAGACAGCCAGAGTTGGTCAAGGAGCTTTACAAACTGTGATAAATGGTAGTTTCCTTTCAGGTGACCCAACCATGACACCTTTGACTGCGGGAATAGTTGCGTATGTGGCAAGTTCATTTACTTTGTTCTCCAATATAGCAGGAACAACTACAGGTGTAGGAGCCTGTGTGATGGTTGTTCCACCGATATTAGCACCAGTCACGGCACTCGGTATGGGTGGAGCAAGTCAGGCGGATGTCTGTGAATTGATGGCAACAATCATACATACATCTTTCAAAAGTATAGTGTTTACTGGAGCGACACTTGTAGCTCCAGCAACGGTAACGGTACCTGTAGCTGGGGTTCCATTACTTTAAAATAGAATAGGAGTCTATGATGAAAAAGAAAGAACTAATAAACATAATAGAAAGATTAGTTCGTAAGGAAGTTAAGAAACAGGTAAATGAGATATTTATTAGTGAAGGAAAGAAAGCCTTGGCGAATCGTTCCATTCAAAATGATGAAGTCTCATCCTCTCTAACTCAATTAGCAGAACAAGAGTATGTCCAACCAAAACCTAAGAAAAAAGAGTTTAAGGAATATACAAAAAATTCAGCTCTGAATAAAGTTTTGAACGAAACCGTAGGTGGAATACCACAAGGTGATAAAGGAGCCTATCCAACTATGGGTGGAGGAGCATACACTTCTGATAGGGTTAGTGAATTGATGGGTGGAAATCCCATGATGGCTAACACGGCAGAAGGTAAGGAAAAGAGAAGACAGGTTGGAGCGATTGAATCCATGAAAGCACGAGGTGTTAATTCTGAACAAGTCGGTGAGGATGTTGTAAATGCCCTAACAAGAGATTATAGTGGTTTGATGAAAGCCATGAATAAGAAGAAAAACGAACACTATCGTCCATAGGAGAAATTAGTTGTCAGTATTAGAAAAAGATTTAGATCCTGATGTAAAAATTGGTGTATCATTACCGATGGATCACATCGATGGTAGTGGTTTTTTTCCTGGTACTTCCACAACACTCACACAAACAAGTAGTAATATAAGAAATCTACTACTTACCAATAAGGGTGAAAGGGTTGGACAGCCAGATTTTGGTTGTGGTTTGTTACAAATATTATTTGAACCGATGAGTGATGACTTGTTGGAATCAGTTAGAGCAACAATAGAAGAGGCGATAGCATTTTGGTTACCTCATGTTACGATAAATAAAATTGAAGTCGAAAGGGATTCCGTAGAACAACATCAATTGAATATAATTTTAGAATTTGCTTTAACAATTCAACCAACAGTACATGAGGTCATCACCTTAAGTTTTCTCGTAGGTGAATAGGAGAGTTAGATGCCAGCACAAAAAGAAGTAAGATATCTAAACAAAGATTTTTCGTCATTTCGTAATGACTTGATAGACTTTGCTAAACAATACTATCCAAACACATATAATGATTTCAACGAATCATCACCAGGTATGATGTTTATCGAAATGGCATCTTATGTGGGAGATGTATTGTCTTACTATGTTGATGCACAATTTAAGGAACAATTACTAGCCTACGCCGAAGACACAAAAACATTATTCGAAATGGCACAATCATTTGGATACAAACCTAAGTTATCAAGTCCTTCATTCACGAACCTTGATGTGTTTCAAATAGTTCCAGCAAGAGGTAGTGGAGTTAATGTACAACCAAATTACAATTACGCCCTACAGATAAACGAGGGAACATTAGCCTCAAATGGAACGACAACATTTAGAATTAGAGAAAATGTCAATTTTAAATATTCAAGTTCATTCGACCCAACCACGGTCAGTATTTATGAAACTTCAGGTACCGCACCAACATTTTATTTATTAAAGAAAACCGTAGGTGTGGTTAGTGGTACTGTTGTTGAGGAACAATTTGAATTTGGTGGTACTAAAAAGTATCAAAGAATTATATTGGGTAGTGAAAATGTTTTAGAAATAATATCTTGTACCGATAGTGATGGAAACACTTGGAAAGAAGTTCCATTTCTAGCACAAGATACAATATTTGATTCGGTTCAAAATGTTGCAGCTAACGATCCTGAATTATCACAATATAGTGATGAAGCTCCATACCTTTTAAAACTTCTAAAAACACCAAGAAGATTTGTGACATTCATAAGGTCGGATGGTAGGACTGAAATAAGATTCGGTGCAGGAGTGAGTGACTCATTCGATGAAGAAATCGTACCAAACCCAAATAATGTCGGTTCTTCATTACCTGGTAGTCCAACTTACTTGGATACAAACTTTGACCCAACAAACTTTTTGAAAACAGAGGCTTACGGACAGGCACCATCCAACACCACACTCACAATAAAGTATTCACATGGTGGTGGTTTAGGAGATAACGCTACACAAGATAGTATTTCAAATTTATCCGAAATATCATTAACATTAGACGAGAGTGGTTTAGATGCATCACTCGTCTCAACTGTCAAAGCCTCCGTGGCAGTCACCAATCCTTTCCCTGCCAGTGGTGGTAAAGGTGCTGAAACCGTACAACAACTCAAAGATAACGCACTAGCTTACTTTCAAGCTCAAGGTAGGAGCGTGACTCGTGAAGATTACATCACAAGGGTATATGCATTACCATCTAAATTTGGAGCAATAGCAAAGGCATACATCGTTCAAGACGAACAACTGAATATACCAACAATGCAAAAGGAAGTCAAGTCAAATCTTTTCATGGATGAGAGAAACCTTGACCAATTGAAGGCACAAGATGCTGGTTCTTCCAATAGACTACCAAATCCAAACGCCCTCAACCTATATACACTCGGATATAACGCCTCCAAAAAGTTAATGAATCTTAATTTAGCCGTTAAAGAAAATTTAAAAACCTACCTATCTCAATATAGATTGATGACCGACGCCGTGAATATCAAAGACGCTTACATCATCAATATTGGTATGAAGGTAAATTTTATAGCTAGGTCAGGATATAATAAGGATGAAGTTTCATTAAGAATAATAGAACGGGCGAAACAATTTTTCAACATAGATAGATGGCAGATAAATCAACCCATCATAATACAAGAGTTAGCATACGAACTATCAATTGTTGAAGGGGTAGGTGCGATAGTTCCACCGACACAAGACAATCCAAAAAATCTTTCAGTATTGATTACCAACAAGTATTCTTCTGCAGGTGGTTATTCAGGAAACATATACGACATAAATTACGCAACCAAAGATGGTATAGTATATCCATCACTCGACCCAAGTATATTTGAGTTGAAGTATCCGAACACCGATATTGAAGCAAGAGCTATAGGTGATTCAGTAGGTAATCAATTATAGGAGAGATAAATGCATTATTTTGAATACGCCGAAAAAGACGCTACACTATATTCAAGAAGTGGTAGTCAAAACACGGGTATCGATGAAATTTTAGAAGTTACCAAAGATGTAAGTGGAGCAGGAGTAGTCCAAGGCGTAAGTAGAGTTGTAATAAAATTTGATACAACATACATTTCTTCTTCAATATCAAGTGGTTTGATTCCATCGAGTTCTTATACAAAATTTTATTTAAATTTATATGATGCTAACTCTCGTGGTTTGAATGCCAATCAAAACTTATATGCTTATCCAGTAAGTCAATCTTGGGACATGGGTTATGGTAAAGAAGATAATAATCCAATCATCGGTGATGGATGTAGTTGGTTTTACAGAGACAATGATGTAGCCAGAACACAGTGGACAGGTTCAATCACTTCCTCAGGTGGTACTTGGTATGAACAATATGAATCATCTCAATCTTTCAATAATGAACCAAGTGATGTAAGGATGGATGTCACAAACATAGTATGGAATTGGGTACATGGAACCATACCTAATGATGGATTCATGGTTAAAAGAAGTGGTAGTGTTGGTAATTTAGATTCCACACTTGATGAGGGTAGTTCAAAACAATTAGGTACATTCTCATTTTTCAGTAGAGAAACACATACTATCTATCAACCTAAGTTGGAAGCTGTTTGGGATGATTCAGTATGGACTACTGGTTCATTAGAAGCTTTAACAAATACAGAAATAGAAGATTTAAGACTTTATCC